CACCACTAACTGCGGCAGGAGAAGTGGCAACGGTAACCAATCCAGCAGTGCCACCAACACCAGCAAGCCATGCTCCTACAGCATCACCCCTGTTTGCTCTATCAATAGCATCAGCAGCACTAACAGCAGATCCAGCAACAGGGACCATTCTTCCACCAAATTTAGCACCTGCTAATGCTATTCTTTTAGAAATGGGAGAATTTCTTACAAAAGCAAGTCCTCTCTTACCATATCGTATAGCATCATCACCAAATCTTTGACCAAATCTTGCTACACCTTCAATAACTTCGCCACCCCATCTTTTGGTAGCCCTAACAGCATCATCACCATATTTTACAGCATTATCACCAAATTTTTGAGCACCTTTAACAGCATCATCAACTTTTCCACTTACAAAATTTCGTGCCCTATTAAATTGATTACCAATTCTCTCTTTATTTCTATTAACAAATCCACCAATACGATCTCTTTGATCAGAAACAAAACGACCAGCTCTATCCTTCTGTCTGTTTAAGAAATTACCAGCTCTTTCTTTCTGACTGTTTAAGAAATTTCCTGCTCTACGTTTAAGATTTTCTGGTCCGAACTTCATTCTCAACAAACGAAGACGAGACCTCAACCACTTTGGAGCGAACTTTTTCCACAACCAACGAGCTATACGCCCAAAGTATTTTGAAAGTCCTCCACCACCAGATCCGCCGCCACCTTTCTTCTTATTAATGTCAGCGAATCCTTCTGTTCCAGCAGTATCAGACTGTCCTTGCGCGGCAGCAATGTCTCTTTCAGTTTCTGCTTCGTCTAATGCTTCTTCAGCTGCTGCAGTCTGTGCTTGGAAAGCACCAAGGATAGCATCAAACTTTGCATTGAGTCCTTCATGACTCGTCTCAATTTCTTGCAGGTTAGAAACTGTAGTGCCGAGTGCTTCACCCAGCATTACATTCTGCTTCTTCAGTTCACCATCAATACTCGACAGTGTGCCAGCAATAGCATCCAGTGATGTAACAAGAGTCGATAAGATCTTGGAGTTAGATACAGAACTAGAAGAAGTCTTTGGTTTCTTTGGTGTCTTCTCGTAGTTACTACCAGTCTTTTGGTTGACTGCTGCCAGCATACCAGGGGGCAGTAAGTCTACGATGTCAGATAAATCTGGTTGTTCTTCTTGAGTCTCCTCTTTTTCTTCCCAAGGATCTGGAAGTTTATCAGCAGCAGGTTCTTCTTCCGCAGGTTCTTCTGGTTGTGTCGCTTCAAATTGAGGAACTTCTACCTCTTCTATAGGAGCATCTTCAAGCGCCTCGTCTACTACTTCAGCAGCCTCTTCTATGTTCTCCTTTACTTCTTCCTCTGCTTCTTCTACAACCTCTTCCGCCTCTTCTTCTACTGCTTCCTCTTTCTGTTCATTAGAAACAGTCGTGTCTGTAAATCCTTCAGTAGAAGCAGTCTTTACTGGTAAATATCTTTCTACAATCCACTGTTGATATTCTCTCTCCGCTTCGCCACTGGTACTACCAGTTTGAAGCATAGGATACCCAGCGGTATCCTTTTTCATGTTAGCAATGATCTTGTCAGCGTCAGAGTTAGATAATTTCTTATCTAAAAAAGAAAAATAACTGGTGCCACTATCGTCCGTGCCGCCAGTTAGTTTCGCTTTTAATCTATTGAAGATACGATCGTTCTGACCACCACCAGCCACTCCTGGTCTGTACCATTCAACTATTCCTTCTGGTGGTGGAGTGGTGAATTTCATCTACGAGCCTTTGCTTCTTCTGCTTTTTTCTTTTCTTCTTGAATGTGCTGAATCAACAGGGAAGTGTACACTTCACGCTCCCAAGGCATCATGTTTTCTATTTCCGTCAAAGAGTATTTATGGTACTGCATCAAAGCAAAGTTAGTCTTGTAATAGCTTTCCAGACTATTCTGGAAAACTGCTATGCGAAAAAAGACTGCAGACCCTCAATGGTATAGTTACACTCGTTACCAGTGTTGGGATTGATCACCGTAAATGTATGTGTCAGACGTGGCATAGTTTCATAGAACTTTTGAATTGCCTCGAACTGTTTGCTGGTTAGACTCTCAACAAACTCACGGAACTCTTTCTTTGTAGTAGTGGAAGAGTCATACACTTCTTCACCATCAAAGATCTGATCAATGTGTTCGGCAATAAAGTTAAAGATATGCTCTGGATCCAAATCCTTATTAAGGAATTGGGATTCAATAAATCTATCCATGCTTGGATAGTTCATAATGATTCCCAGGCTATCAGTCAGCATGATCTTTCTGTCATGTCCTTCCTGTTTCTTAACTTCAACACTATCAATGTTGATCTTTGCCTTTGCTTGAGTTTCATTGTCATCATTACATGTGACAGTCATCTCAATGACTTCGCCCACAGCAGCGGCACGAATCTTAAGGAACAGATACTCAAGATCAAATGATGGTAGTTCATCTACCTTCACCCTAGAAAGAACACATGCTCTCAATGTATTCTTTACTGCGCTGATAACTTCCTTTTCGTTGTTACCTTCCAGTGCTAGAAGCAATACTTTCTCTTCTTTAACTAGGAATGGTCTATACTTTACAGTCTTGCCTGTAGATGGTAGAGATAGTTCGTACTGTGGTACACCAAGTTTAGGTAATGCCATGAAATGTTTAAATCAAATCGTATATTTATTTAGCGCGACTTTTTGACCAAATTTTTGGCGGGAAATTTTTTTCGGAAATCAGGTAATCAAAAAGTCAATTTTGTATCATCTAGTTGCATCTCCAAACACAACAGTGTGCTTCTGATAGTAGAAGTTAGCTGTAACCTTTGTGATCTGTGACGTACCATACGACAGAGGAACAGAGTCAATAGAATATGGAAATGCGTTCTGTAGGATATAGGATATACCTGCTCTGCCGTTAGGGGCAGCACCACTCTTTTCAGTCTTGGTGATTCTCATTACTGGACACAGATAATCTTCAGGGTATCTTAACCTCACCTCTCTGCTTATTGGCAACGGCTTTACCGCCTTGATAGCACTCAATCCTGCTCCAGACACTGTTGGTTCATCACCAGCACCACCAGAAAAAATATATGAATGCCACGCAGTTACAAACTTCAATGGTGTCATATTAGCATCACACATCCATGTTAAAGATACGTCACTATAAAATTTTGCATACGCATAATTAATTTGACTCTCCCCCAAAACTCTACCACTCAACTGCCCAGTAGCTGTCTGAATATTGGGTAACTGTGCTTCATCACATAGAAGTTTGATCAAAATAGAACTATCTGACGGTCCTTTCGGGTTAGTAATATCCCCAATCTTATTGTTTGTCATAACTCTCTGCAAATCACCCGATATCTCAAAGTCTACGTCATATCCATTAGTCATGGACATGCCGCCAGCAGCGGAAATAGATTGTAAGAAAGTATCTAGTGACACGCTAAATAGTTATAGTTGGTCCAACTATATTTATAATGGCATATTCAGGTGTATATAAACCAACTCACCCACAGAAGTATAAGGGTAATCCAACTCGCATAATTTATCGTTCTCTATGGGAACGAAAGTTTATGTACTTCTGTGATCATAATGATAGTATCATTGAGTGGGGCAGCGAGGAAGTAATCATTCCTTACAAGTGTCCTACTGATGGCAGGGTACACAGATACTATCCAGACTTTTATATTAAAGTAAAGGATAAGACTGGACGTTACCAAAAGTACATCATCGAAGTGAAACCAAAGAAACAAACACAACCACCTAATGAGAAACCAAAACGTAAGACTGCCGCTTGGAAAAAAGAAGTCTTTACATTCATGAAGAACCGTGCCAAATGGGACGCTGCTCAAGACTTCTGTGAGGATAGGCAGATGAAATTTTTAATCCTTACCGAAGATCACCTAGGAGTAGGCACCCATGGCAAAAAGAAAAGCTAAAGGGTTCGGTGGAACCCAAAACAAATACGAAACTATCTTCGAGAAAGTTAGCAAGGCATCAGAAGGAGAGAAGAAGTCTCTATCTTGGTACAAAATGCAGGTCAAGACCCTTGCTTCCACATATAAAACAGATCAAGACAAGTTAATTAGGAAGGAGAAGCGTGACAAATTTGATGACACGCAGGACGAAAACCTCCTTCGCAAGACAGTAAGAGATGGTCACTTATATTTCTTTGAGTATCAAGCAAAGTCGAAGTGGTTACCATACTACGATAAGTTTCCTTTAGTCTATGTCCTCAAAGACCTAGGCGATGAATTTTATGGTGTCAATCTACATTACCTCAAGCCTAAAGCAAGAGTAAAAGTTGTGCAAAAATTAGAGCGTGGTCTCATTGATGTGCCTCGGGTAATCATACATAAATATATAAAGAACCATTGTAAGAGTCTATTTTTAGACTTGGCAATCAGTGAGTGGGAGACATCTATCTTCTTACCTGTTGAAGACTTCGTTATCACAAAAGGATCTGGAAAGAT